GAACCCCTTAATTTTTGTTATTTGGATCTATGGTCCAAATAACAGCTTACCAATCATTACTCTAATTCATCCACACTTTAAATTTAACTGTGATTATTTCTGGGTTTAGCATGTACTGTATTAATTTACGTTTATAATCTAATACTTCATCAATTGACATTTTATATTTCCTGGCACAGGCTTCTACTGTTTTAATCTCACTGAACCAATTACGTGGCTCTATTGGCAATTTATGTTTGTTAATTACTAATTCTGTTTCTTTACATTTACCTAACATCATACAATAACTCATTATTCTACTCAATATGTTATCTGGAGTTGCCTCTGATACACCATTAGTCACTTCGAATCTATTTTTTAATCTAATATAGTCTGGTCCTAACATATTGCCTTCTTTGCATGCTAGAACTATAAAACAACAGAAAGTCCCATAATATTTTTGTAAAGAATCTTTTGTCTTCATGTTAAAGTATATTTTGGAATTATCTCTAATATTAGTGTTTATTATTGGTTTATCTAATAATATTATAATGTCATCACCAAGCATCATAAGTAATTGTATTGATTCTCCATATTTTAAAACAAAATCTGTATGTACTTGCATTGTCGTAATAACATTACCTAGTGCAGTTGTTGCTTGTCCTGATAATCTCATTGCTTTCTGAGTAGATTTAGTGTACTTACCTTTCAATCTCCATGTTCCATGCACACTTTTCATTAGTCTTGACATATCTTTACTTAGTCCTAATAATTCGTATAATTCAAACTCTGCATTTATAATGTGTTCATCAGTTTGTCTATCTTGCTTTTCCAAATCACTTTCTATGATCCAGTCACAAGGTTTTGAATTACTTACAACTAACGCTAATTCTTCTGGTGTCAAACCATCTGCATATATTATATTGTTTTTTAACAACGATTTTAATCTTGATTTTAGTTCTTTAGCTGCATAAGCCATTATTGCACATACCGACTTCCTCTGCCACATAATTGTCCTTGCTTTACCCTGTTGCCAATATTCAATTGGATTGGATTTTAGTAAAGATTCAAGTTTCAAATGAACATTTACATCTGAAAAAGGTTTTAAACCTATCTCATTATCTAGAAATTCTTCCAATTCTTTATATATCTTCAAGCCATCTGGTTTTGCTTCCAGCCATTTGAGCATTTCCATTGGATTAAACTGAATGGGGTTTGCTATATAACTTTCACTCATAACTTTCCAATTGTTATGAAAATAACAACTCGTCATGTCTTTCACCAATTTGGCAGGTTCAATTATACCTTTCCTCAAACTCAACACAGAGTATATTCTGCCAGTTATTGACCTATTTTCCTCAAAAGCTACTTTTGTTAATACTGGCCTAGCTTCTGCCGGGTACTTGGTTAGAATTGCTTTTTGAATTGTTCTAAACCTCGACGCTGATTCAGTGCTCAGTATCTTGCTTTTATTTGCGGGGGCGTATATAGTTGCCCAATCAAACAGATCAACATCATTCCATAAATCATACACTTTACACATTGTTGTTTCAAATTTTTCGATGTTTATTAAATCTAATAACTCATAATTTATATCGGTCAATATTTGGCCTGAAGTAAAGCTCCATCTATTTTCATTGGTTGTGTGCTTACTACTATTATCAATTGTTATATTATTACCTTCCATTAATCCTGTAAACGCTTGTACATTTATCGCTGTGTTTGTATTGATATTTTCTGTCAACTTTGTTTTTGTTTCATTTTGATTCCACCAATCATTCTTTTTGTCTTTACCCTCTAAACTTTTAAGATTTGGTATATATGGTAAGTCCAGCTCTTCTGATTTAATTGGTAAAGTACCACCTCTTGGAGTTGCTCTTATCATTTTGTTGCAATAACAGCTGTAGTACCAGTCGGGATCATTAACTACCGGTATTAAACAAATAGTTAGATCAGATGCAAAGGTATGATAATCAACCATTGTGAATGGATCAGTTATATCAATTATCACTTCATTTTCTTTTAATAATCTGTCTACTATAGGGTTGTTTGATAACATAGTGTAGTCCCCAATTATATTCATTAAACCCATTTGATCCACCTTAATAGTACCATTCTTAATACTATCATCAAAGACTTTAAGGGTCGGGTCAGCTCTATCAAATATCTCTTCTAAATTTTCAATTAGTTCTTCAGTCAATGGGTATTTATGTAATAAATTATTATTATTTATTGAACTTTCTATATCGTATAAGCTTAATGTTTTATTCATCAGACTACTTATATAATCATCATGGAATTCAGTATTATACATTAACTCACCATCATATAAAACTAGTCTATTAATAGCTAAATTATTTGTCTCACCGAATTGTTCCAAT